ATTAATAAATCACTCTCCTTATTAGATAAGGATTCATCTATAACGCATATGTTATTCATTATTTTGGTTTTATAATTCTTTTTATACTTATACTGCCATCTATATTTTTTTCAAGCTCTGCTTTTGCCTCATGACACATAAATCGTTTATTATTCATTTCCATGTTTCTTGTTGCTTCTCTCTTCATTTTTAAACAAGTAGATACATCAGGTTGAATACGATATTCAACCATTTCTCCATTGATAAACAGACATAATGCGATAACCATTTTTATCATTAGTGATTTCCATTAAGTTTTCCAATATTTGCTCTAACTGAGTCTTTTAATTTTTCTGTATCTATTCTTAATCGCTCTACATCCATTTGTAGTCTTTCAATATTAACTCTATTGTTCATCATACCATCAACTCTTGTAGTTAATTTTTCAAGACCTTCTGCTATATGTTCAAGAAGCATAAACTGTTCTTGGTCAATTGGTTTTTGAGCTGATGCTTCTAATAAGTCTTGTTCAAATAATTTATTTGCTGTCTCTAATGCATTGAGTCTTTCAATAACACCAAATGCAAACCATGCACCTACAATCACGGCTGCAACCAGTCCTATTAAATTACGTAACGGAAGACCGATACTTGTATTCTCATCGATTTTTATTGACATGACAGGCACTCATCTGAACCAGAATCTAATTCAGCTAATGCCTCCTCTTTACAATCCTGGCTACAGAATTGATCTAGTTCATCTTTTGGTTGAAACTCTTTTTCACATTTTTTACATTTATTCATTTATACCCCTTCGTTAACCATTTTATGTATTTCTTAAAAAGTTGTTTGATAAACTTTTTATATTTAAACTTTATTATTTTAGATATAATATTATCCAACCATATAAAGGCATCGTCAATAGTACCTAAAATTTTATACATAAACTTATCAAACATTATTTACTTGCAACTTTCCCTTTATTTATACCTTCTTTAATAACGTATTTTTGTGTGCCGTTAGCACCTGTTTCAACTTCTTTTTTTAAATTTTTAAATAAAACTTTTTCTTTTTCTTTTATATCTTTTTGTTTTAAAAAAGATTCAATTGTTTTTGTATCTCTCATAACTATTCCTTTACTTTTTCTTCCATTTGGTAAAACATTTTATCACTATCTTCTGTAACCAGGCTAGTATCTTCTGCATCCCAGTATGTAGTTTGGACTTTATAGTCAGGCCAGCTGTTATCAGTAGTATATGAATTAACATGCCAAATAATACGATTGTTAGGCTGAGCTGCATAATTACCATTATCAAGCTCCAATATATGTGCACACTTATGTTCTTGAGGAATTTCAGAGTGTTCAACGTCCAAGATATTAGTGTCTGGATGAGCCCAATCAATTGTGAACAAATATTTGCCATGATAAAACTTTTTGTCTAAACCTAAAAATTTTCCTTTCAGACCATCCAACCAATCAAAGCAAGTAACACTAGGCCAATAGCTAAAACAGTTCCACAGCTCCAATTCGTTCGTCTGCATATTCGGCACATCGGCTCTGTCATACGATTTTTGGAAAAACGCAGAGATAGGCAAACGCCAAAAGCACGCACCATTAGGTAGCATGATATTAAATAAGATTGCACGCCCTGATATGCTTGTAATACTGAAGACCACACAGTCTTCGCTTTCTCCTTGATGTTCTTTAAGATCATAAAGATACTCCTTTCTTATCTTACAATAAATTGGTGGTATGTTAGCATTTAAATAAGACATCTAGCATTTCCATCTTCTTCTAGCCTGTCTTAATCTTGAATTAGGATCCTTAGCAGCTTTAGGGAATTGTTTCATTTGTCCTGCTGATCTTGCACAAAAAGACTTACGTCTCTTCGCAGCTTTTGATCCTGGTTTAACTTTGCCTGTTACGGCAGTTTTTAATTTTGATCCTGGATTTTCTCTTCGGTATCTTTCGACACCTGCTTTAGTCATTCCTGCACCAGATTCAGTTTTTCTAAAATATTTTTTGGTTTTAGGGGGTTGCACGTCACCCCCTCTTTTAAAACCTAATATGTCGTTATAATACTTATTTAACATAAGTATTAGCCGTTCTGACCAGTTAAGTTTGGTCCAGAGTATTTATCTGTTAACAATGTTGCTTTAGCTACAGTAAATGTTGAAACATAAATACCTTGTGGAAATAAAATTCCATCTTCAGGAATATTTAAACTTGTAATATCTCCTGCAGGTACATCAGCTTCAAACAAAGTAGTTCCAGTTGCACTTGTAGTTTTTAACTGAACAACTCCAGACGTAGCTAAACCAGCTAATATAATTCCTTTTAATCTCACCGGTGGTGCAATAACTACATTTGATGTAGCTGCATCAATTATAGTAGCTTGTATATCTGATTTAGTTGCCATGTGTTCTCCTTAGTTGTGGCTCCCGAAGGAGCCACTAGTTTATTATTTATTATGATGTTGCAATGTCAGTTGTTGGAGCAGCCATTTGCTTCCAAGTAGCTCCATTTGAAAATGCATATCCTGGATTTCCAGCAGCACCATTTGAAACATAGATCATAACACCAGTGTTTCCTACAGCACTTAAAGTAGCGCCAGTAGTTGCGTTCTGAACTACAGATGTACTTGAAAAACTCCAAGGTGTAGTTCCACCTTGTTGCGTATCACCTGCGTTTGGGTTTGGTCCACCAATAAAACCATTTATCGATGTAACCGGTCCTGAAAAAGTTGTATTTGCCATAATTTTCTCCTTTGTGTATAGCTTTGATTATGTAGTCTCTATACCGTCTGCCTAGCCAGTCTACATAACAAATTAATTTTCTAGGTGTTTATATTATACATAAAAAAAGGGGCGATGTGAACACCGCCCCTTTTCAGAAATACTGATTAGTATTTATTAGCTAGTTGGTAAGTTTCCGTTACCAAAAATACATCTTGGATCAGAGAATCCAAAAGAGTATCTTTCTCTAGCTTTGAATCTTACGTTGCCAGTATCGAAGTCACCTTCAATCGCAGTCTTAATCGGGCTTCTTTCGAAGTGTTTTAATCCGTTAGGGATATCCGTTAAGATGAAGTATGAATCAGTGTCAGTTAAAAAGTTATTAACTCTGTAACCTTCTGGTAACATACCCATAGAAGCGATTGCGTTGATATCGTTATCAGCTGTTCCGACTCTTTGAGGAGTTTTCATCAATCTCTCAGCAGTAAATTGTAATTCTTTTGGAATTATCATTTTTCTACCTTGAGTAGCGATTTTTAATCCTCTTTCGTCTACGAATCCAGCGATATCGATTAACGATTGCTCAAGTGAAGTTTCGTTTAAGTCCGCAGCAGTTGCAAGAACGTTTGAGAAAGTTCCACCTGTTGCAAGTGGGTGTGAAGCATTAATTAATGATACTCCGTCTCCACCTGTAGCAGAAGTTATTTGCGCATTGTTCAATACGTTTGCAGCTTTAACTTGCTTCGTGTTCGACATTGATCTTGCAAGAGCTCTTGTGTATCTTGCAGCCAATCTGTCGTATAGGTTGTCTTCGATTGCTTCTTCAGTAATAGCAAATGCTAAAGCAATTGTTTCGTGGTTGTATCTAGCTGTGAAAGTTTCACCTGCTTGATCGAACACTACTCCAGCACCTTCTTGTTTAACTGGTGCAGAAGCGAAACCGCTTAACATTACTTCTTCTTCAAAAGCTCTGTCAGATGTTTCAGTTGTGAAAATCTCCGCGTGTTGATTTTCATATCTGTTATATTCCAGGCCAAATAGTGCATTTAAACCTGGCTCTAGTTCTTTAACTAGTTGTGATCTACTTATAGCCATAATTTATTCTCCTATTATATGCCTGTACCACTTCTGTAGAAGTGATTGTTGATTCTAACAAGAATATTAGCGTTTGACACAGAGACATCTGAGTTATCAGGGTCTTGTGAAATGTCAATTGCTTGTACAGCAAATGTGCTTGCAGTTCCTGTTGCAGATACATCTAGTTGTACTTTTGATATTCCTGTTTGTGTTACACCACTTACGCCAGTAACGGAGTAGTTAGTATACAAATCAGCTCTTGTAAACGACTCATCAGCGTCCATTAAGAATACTGCATCTGGGTCATCAACAACAAACGCTGTAATATCGCTTGTGTTAACTGAACCAGGGTAGTAGTTCGAGTATGTAGGCTTTTGAGTAGTTGGATCTGTATAAAAACATCCGTTAAAAACACCCAAAACAGCTTGTGAATCACCAGCGACATGTCTTTCAATATTTCCAGTTGATGTTGGAATTACCAAATCACCTTGGAAAATCGCAGTCGACATATTCGCTTTGATTGTATATCTGTTCTGAGCTCCAACTAATGGTGTACCGTCTAGTTTTCTGTACGGTCTTAGACCGAACTTTTCACTTACGTTTGCCATGTGTTATCTCCTTTTAACAGTTTATTTTAAGACCCAGTAGCAATTGCAAATTTATTTTTTGCGACTACCACCAAAGGTCACTCTGGATTGTCTATCAATATTGATAGGCATATCCGGGTGCTGTTCCTTCATAAGATCGTTGTCAATCGCGTTCATTCTATCTTGAGTAAGTTTTTTAAAATACTCAGCGCGTTGTTCCAATATCTCTACCGGTATCCTTGCCAGCACAAGGCCACCAATTCCTATACACCCCTCGTATTTGCCTTCGGTATAGAAAGGATATTTGTTTGTGCCGACTTCATTTTCAATCTGTTCGACCTTTACAAAATCCCAACCTTCCCTAAGCTTCTTAGATACGTTAGCCGTATCTTCAAAACCCTGAACGTTAGTACGGATCCATCTATGGGCGTACCCGTTCGGTGCGGGTGGTGCATCCAAACTGGATGGTGGAGCCCAAGTTTTTTTAGCTTCTTTTGAAGCTTTATTCTCTGACTCCCGTGAAGTTCTCTTAATTGTATCCATAACTATTTATCCTCCTTCACGTATCTAGCGTATTCCTCTAGTGGCACTCCTAATCTATTAGCAATAGCTACCTGTGAACGAGTGAGTTTCACAGTTCTGCGTCCTTGTTGACTACGACCAGCCGAGGCAACCGTTTGGACGGGTTTCGGTTTCTCTTTTTTTGGCTCGTCCTTAACATCGTTATCATCAAAACTTTCAGGAAAATATTTCCTTAGTCTTGAATTAACTTCATTATAATACTCATTACTATCTACTTCAATACCCTCTTGAGAAATATTGTTGTGAATAGTAATAGCAGCATTAGTCATCACTTCATCAGTCCCGAACCACGGATTGTCTTCTGCCCATTTCTTAGCTTTAGGCGTTATCTGTGGTGTAGATTGCGAAGATTCAGCTGTGTATGAGGTATCAGCTTGTACGTTTTGTTGTTGTTTACTTTGCTCTTCTTCTTGCTTCTTTTGTTCTGCACGATTAGCTATTTCAATTCTAGCCTTTTCTTTTTCGACTGCTAATTGAGTTAACTTATCATTAGCTTCCATAATTTTAGAAGCGTCTTGACTTTCGATAGCTTGTTGTAGAGCGACTTTGACCTGTTCTCTTTGAGCATCTACTCTAGCATCTAATTCTTTAAGATACTGCTCGTCTGTAGATTTAAACTTTTTAAGACTAGTGTCAAATTTCTTTTGAATACCTTTAGCATATTCTAAAGCTGCTTTTTCTCTTCTTTCAGCTTCTCTTATTCTAAAGGTTAGTTTATCAATTTTACCTTGATAATCTCTTCTTGATTTTTTAAGATTAGGTCTATCATCTTTATCATCAGATTTATCTTCATCCATAGCTTCAGTTTTAGTTTCCTCTTCTGAAACTTCTTCAATACTAGGTTTATCAGATTTATCTTCTTTAGAATGATCTACATAACCGAGATCAACTTCACCTACGTTTAATTTAGGTTCATTGTCCTCTTTAGTCTCTTCTTTTACTTCAACGTTTTCTTCTTTAACGTCATCCGTATCTAATTCGACTTCTCTTTCTTTGGCTAAAAGTGCTTCCGCACTGTAGTCTTTTACCTCTGCCATTTTTATCCTCCTTTATTAAAATAAATGGAGAATATCTTCTGGCTTTGTAATAGTTCCTATGATCTCGTCATCATTTAATATACGGTGTTCGCCGTACTTAGTCTGAAATCTGCTTCCAGTATATCTGCCATAAATGACAAACTCACCTTCATTACACCAAGGCCCATTAGGAAATTTTTCTTTATCTTGATAACAAAGGTCACCCATTTTTACGACTAATCCAACAACAGTTGTCATTT